GGTCAGGATGAAGCTGGAGAGGACATAACCATCCAGACTCACTTCTCAGGCAATGACACCACTAAGGATGCTCGACTACTTGCAGACAAGTGGGTTGCAGTCCGTAGAGACAGAAACAGTAGACTGGCAGAGACAGACCATTTGGCACTCAAGGATAATATTTTAAGTGCTGACATGAAAACCCATAGACAAGCACTCCGTGATGTTCCAGCACATAATGCTGATCCAGATAATATAACGTGGCCCGTTAAACCATAGGAGATACATGGCTAATATTATAAAAAGATTTAAAGATTTGTTTAAAAAATCTGAAGAGATAGAAGAGGAAGATATAAGGATGGAGGAAAAGAGCAGGCTTGATTCTCTACACAAACAAGCAAGAACACCATTTAAAAAAACTAAACTAACAGTAGAGGATTTTGAAAGAACAAAACTTACCAAGAAACAGAAGAATAAAACTCTAAGTTCTAATTTTTAGGAATAAATATGACTGAAATTGAAATGTGGATCGAAGTAATGCAAACTGTTGGTGTTCCTAGTGTAGTGTGTGCCGCCTCTTTCTATTATATCTTCAAGAAAGACATTTGGAGCCAGAAAGAGCGACTACAATTTATGCAACGAGACGAAGATGCTGACTCTCGTGTATTCGCAATGATGGAAAAACAAAATGAAAATGCAGGTAAACTCTCGATGGCCTTAGAAGGACTGACTCAGAGTCATGAGCATCTGGCTGATAAAATTGCCATGATGGTTGATGTTGTAAGAAATCATGATAGGTCTTCTAAACGATAAGATGCAGCATTATAAAAACCACTAGAAGAAAGTAAGGAGATAATATGCCTATCATTATAGCTTCAGTCGTAAAAACGATGGCTCTTTCATTCCTAGGTAATAGTGGAATTATAGAAAGGGTCGTGATTTTATTGTTAGAAACATTAGCAAAAAAAACAGATTCAGATGTCGATGATAAACTCGTTGCTTTGCTAAAAGAATCCTTGGGAAAATCGAACAAGTAGTTCGGTTTACTTAATCCTGTGTGGGTTGGTACGAGAAGACAATTTGGTGGGTTACTAATAGGAGGGATAGTTTTGCAGATTACTAAAAATTTCAGTACAAATGAGATGATGTGTCATTGCGGTTGCAAAGATTCAGATATGGATGAAGAATTTATGAAAATATTGCAACACATACGAGAAGAAATGCAACGTCCTCTTGCAATCTCCAGTGCGGCAAGATGCTCAAGCTGGAATGAACAGGTTTCAAGCACAGGTAAGAATGGACCTCATACTTTTAGAAAAGCTGCTGATATTTTGATTTCAGGTGCAGATGCAATGAGGTTATTTGATGTTGCACGCAAACATGGTATAAGCGGAATTGGATTATCACAGAAAGGAAATCATGGTAAACGCTTCATTCATCTAGATATCCTTTCTGCAGATGATGGTCATCCTAGACCTACTGTCTGGACATATTAAATAGGCTGGCTACTTTTGTTATTTCCCCGCCACTTCCTCCTGTTATCCCCTCACCAGCCTAATTATCAAATGGAAGTTCATCAAAAGCCTCTTTCAAGGTTCTTCCTTCTTCATCTTCTTTTCCGGTTCCAAATCTAGATACTTCAAATGAATATAATTTTATCTTTAGCATTTGATATTTCTTCCCATCCTTATCCCATTCATCCATAATATGATGAGCATTTGAAAAAGTTATGAAAGTACCTTTTACACAAGTTTTCTTAACTCTTTCTGCTGTATCGTCATAACAGACTATTGGAAGGAATAAGCCTTTCCTTTTACTATCCTTGAATCTATATTCAAGAACTCCTAGTGTAAAGTTACAGTATTGACCTTTACTTGTAGGCCCATGATCAGGGTCGGCAGTTAACCAACCGGATGTGATTACAATATCCATGTTATATCCTAATAAGGGTTATATTCATTTTGTCTCCTCATATGTTTCCTTAAAATTGATTATTATTTGACCTTCCTTATAAGTCCAGAGTTTCTTTGCTGAAACATTCCAGACAAACTTATCTTCTTTATACAAAGCATCAAATAATCCTTTTATATAATTATCTATATCAGGAGTTTGTTGGTGCGGTTTTCCACTCATCGTGGTTCTTTTCTTTTTACTCCAGGATTTGGGCATTTTAACTAAGAATACAATATCCAGTTCAAATCCCATATGTTCACCAAAGTAAATACTGGATATTTCTTGCCTTACCATGTCTCTAAAGGCAAAGTAATTAACTACACATTGCCTTTTCTTCCACTTGTCTGCCCTGCTCATTCTAGGCTTTGCACATGGTGCTACATTTAAAATCATTTTGTTTTCTTATAGTTTAAATTTCTCAAGTTTAATCTTTTTTCTTTTTTAATGTGATGCCATAAGTTGATAATGCTCTTTTAAGTTTTTCAAGAGATGATCTGCCAAAGTTTTTATACATTAATAATTCTTTTTCTGTGAATTGGACTAAATCCCATAATGTATTTATTTTATTATTTATCAATAAAGAAATTGTTCTTACATTTACTTCCAATTTACTTGTAGATATATTTTCCCAATCATCTTTATAATCATCAACTCCTGATCCTTCTCTATTTGGACTTTGTGGATATTTATCTGCATCATATTCTTCCATACCTGTCTCGGAATCTTCAAATTCAGCTTTAATTTTATCTCTTTGTTTAGGTTTAGTAGCTTTTATCCATTCTTGAACTAACTTTATGTCCTGATGAATGTTACTTTTAAAACTTTCCAGTCTATTTATTTGAGATAATATTGTCCTGTGTTCATCAGAATTACTGAATGTATCCACAGGTTTAATTCTTGGTACATTTTTTACATCATAAGTAATTTTTTTGATCTTATCCTCAACTTTGTTTTCAAATGCTGAGATTTTATGAAGAATTTCTTCTCTTGTTTTCTCTGCTCGTTGACGTCTTGAGTCATCTTTGATAGAATATAATTCTTCCATTTTCTTTTTAAGCATTTCCTCAGATTTATCCAGTCCATCCCAATCAACAAAACTTAAATGTTCTTTTAGGAATTCTTCAACTTGATTTAGTTGATGTGGATTGAGAAGGCCATCACTAGTATTATTATTTTGTATTTTCTCAACTAATTGCATCATTACTTTAACTTCTTCAGTATTCATGTTACCTTTTTTAGTTGTTTGTTAAATTTATAATCTTCTGCACAATCTTCAGAGCAGAACTTTGTACGTTTTTGTATCTTACGTTGCGAATTATCTATTTTATTGCCACAGGATTTACATATTCTAATTCTACTGAGTCTCTTAATTTTACGTTCCTCCCAATATTCCATCAGTGTATCTCTCTCTAAAATGTCCAAACTGCCCTATACCGAGAGTAGGGTGAGTAAGTTTTCTTTCAATACAGGGCAATCTGAGCATGATTTAATCTTCATTTTTAGGATGATCATGGAAATATACCCAATCTCGTCCTTGTTCATCTTTTGTTATTGTAAACTTGTAACCATTCTGCCAATCAGTTACAGATGTATCAATTAAACTGATACTTGTTTGGTTTCCTTTTATTACAGTTTCCTTTAATTCAGAAAACATAGTTTTGGATTTTGAATAATCAATATCTTTTACATTTTCATTGGATATTTTTTGTACCTCCTCATTTGTGTATCTTCTTTCCACGTTACGGTAGACTTCCATTACTTCTGCAATTGTAGGCATTTTGTTTGTGGATGCCCTGCCGTCTGTGAAAATGTTATATGTTTCCTTTAATGCAGGAACATGTGGATGTTTAAGTTTGTCTGCAAATGCCTGAATCTTAGTTTCAGAAGAAGGAACATTGAAACCTTCGCAAAGCATTGTTACAAACATCCTCACTTGATGATGGACATTTATTTCAGTTAAGTTTGACATCTTTGCCTTTCTTAAAATCCTTCAATGCAATCTGCATCTGGTGGTCAGGGTCTAATCCCCAAGCACCTCTGGTTTTAGATTTCTTCATTTCATGTGGAATAAATATTGATTTCCATCCTCTTTCGATTGCTACATCTAAGAGAATGTTGGGATCATAACCTTCTTCCTTGAATTTCTTGAGTTTTTCAACTATAAGATATTCTGCATAATCAGTCATTTTCTTAGGACCAAGTGCCTTCCGGTGTATTTTGAATTGATCCCATCTGAATTCATCAATCCATTCAGGTAGTTCTTCAAGACATTTATTCATCCACCTCCTTTAAGTACGTCGCCCACATTCTGTCACTTCTGTTCCATGAGGATCGTCCTTCTTTAGCCGCTAGTATTATTAATTGTTCTTTAAGATATGGAAGTATATATTTCTTATGATCATTTGGATTGTCTGAAACAGGTTTGGCTATTAATTCTTCTAAGAAATCAGCCCTTGTTCTGTTGTTTTTCATACTCATGCAACCTCCTCCTCTTCTACTTCGAAGAATGAATTGAGATTATTCATATAAT